CCCGTTACTTTTGTAAACTATAAATGATTTCACTTTTTAACCTCTAGTGTTACAAGCGATTTATTAGATAATGTGATTATTGGATTGTTAGTAATAGTGCTACCATTTTGGTCTTCTAGTTTTGCGGTTAGCGTGTAAGATACACTGCCAGAAGACGGAACATCTTTTAAAGAAACAGCATACACCTGACGCTCTTTTCTTCCATTGCCTGCATCGCCTAACTGCCAATTTTGAACTGCAATAGGAGTTGCTGACCCAATCAATGTGTTGTTTCTTTTTATTGAAAAAGCAACTTGAACGCCCTCGCTGGTCTGATCATCGTCATAACCAAAAAACACAATAGTTGCGAAAACATTTACAGAGCCACCTTCAGAAGTATAAGTAACAGTCTGCTGTACAACCTCTCCATTTGACTCTGATAAATTAGTAGCTGCTGCGGTGTATGAGCTGCTTGGTAAAGTAACAGCATTGCCAGCTATTTTTAAAGTTTCAACAGAAAGGTTAGCAATTTTACCTGTAGTAACAGCAAGATTAGCAATTTTTGCAGAACTTACTGCAAGGTCATCTATTTTAACTGTAGTTACACCATCATCACCAATGATTAATGTTTTATTCGTTCCGCTTGTTACAACATCAATCCCAACGCCATCAACTCTAATTCTGTCGGCTTCCATAGTGCCTGTTTTAATCAGGCCACCATTAATTGTGGTAATTTCAGTGCTAGAAGCGTTAGCTAACTCACTATTTAAATTAGTAAAAGTTACCAAGCCGTCAAACTGAACGCTATTAAACGGTGTATTAAAGGTTCTTGATTGAGTGCCACCAAATGTTGCTTCAGTAACATGCCAATAAGTAGCCCAGTATTTTGCATCACCACCTGTGTTTGTTGGTGGGGTAGTAGACCAGTTAGCCGTTAAACCTCCAAATGATCCTGTTACAAAGTTGTAAGACGTTGCACTTGGGGAAGCTGGTGCGTTTGCTTGTGACACAGAATAATAAAGATAACCGTCTGCATTTCGTGGGCCAGCGGCTCCATTACTTCCGTTACTTCCGTTAGTGCCGTTAGTTCCGTTAGTGCCGTTAATTGCTGCGGCATTAGTGGTCGCATTAACCACGCCTGTAAATGCTGACTTATTTCCGCTGTAGTCCACTGACTTAAACTTGTAGTAGAAAGCAGTAGCATCAGCAAGGCCACCATTAAGGAATTCAGCTTTAACGCCAAAGCCACCACCTACAGTAGCCACTTCAGCATAAGTACCGCCAGCAGATGTAGCGCGATAAACCTCAGTGTTTGAAAAGTCTTTGTCTGATGGGTTAGTCCACTCCAGACTGATAGACTTATAGCCAGCGGTTGCTGATAAAACTGTAGGCAAAGCAGGAGCTGTATTGTCTCCGATGGCCGTTACGTTAGCCGTTACAAATGCGCTTCTAATTCCTAGATCATTTATTGCCCTGACTCTAGTGTAATAAGTAACTGCGCCAAGTGCAGGTGTTATCGTGAACTGATTTCCCTGAACGTCAATAGAATTAAAGTCAGTATTATTGGTAGACCATTGGTAGTCATATCTAACAACAAAAGCATCTGCGCTTGATACCCATGTAGAAACAATCTGCGGGATTATTGTTCCGTCAAGATTAACTGCTGAAGATGCTGTGCCAGCAAAAGAAGTAGGAGCGGCAACAGTCCTACCGTCATACAAGGAAACTTCACCGCCTGCTAAATAATCTATTTCGTCAGATGAAGTCCAATCGTAGATAGCTGCTGCGGTTTCTATGGCTTCTACATTTACTATTATGCTGCCATCAGAACCTAAATCAAATGTGTAGCCTAATACTTGGAATACTTTTGCAGACCAGCCAATCTTTGCATTGGTAACCATGATGTTATCGCCAGCCTTAAACTTTAAAGCCGCCAAGTTACATGGCAAGGTGACAGAAGTTTGCTGTCTGGACTGAAGCAAAGCTAACTTAGCTAATCGTTGCGCTCGAACATTGTTTGTAGTTGTAGGCAATGGCATATCTAAATAAATAGGGTCGCCATCAGTCGCGCTATATGTACTGCTAATTTGGGCTGGGTAATCAGCAAGAATATAGTTATCTTCTTCGCTTAAAAATACGCCCTTAACGCCATTGTAAATACTGCGCCTGCTTTGCTTAGTCTGTGTAGATATTGCACCAACTAAAACGGATTCATCTATAGTAACTGTGGGCGTCACATAGGCTGAACCAGATATAAAGTATTCACCGCCAGAGTGAATTAAACGGCCAGCCATAGCAGATAGCAGTGCTTCAATGTTGGCTTCTCTAGAATTGCCCGTATCGACAACGCCATCGCACACATATCTTTTCTGCGTACCACCAGCAGAAAGAGTTACATCTTGATCACACAAAGTCTGAGCTGTAGAAACAGAAGTAGCGTTTATGTTTGCGGCATCTTCAGCCAATCCATATTTGGAATCCAGCAGGTAATCCCTAACGATCAGTGCAGGATTTTGTGACCAAACGGTAGTAGATGTTGCTGGGTTGTAGACTTTCTTGCCACGAACTACTGTAGAGATATTGGGCAACCCGTTAGCGAACTGCTCGGCATCGTATTTAAGACGGACGTAAATGTAAGCTGTGTCTAATAGCTTGTGGTTTGTAGTCCACTGGGTAGATCTTGATACAAGATTAGCGTCTGCTGTGGTCTGCGTTCCATCGTGGAAGTTTAGGTCGATATAAGTACCCCAGCTACCAACATAACCGCTATCCCACACCTTTTCATCGTTAAACCAGACTTCCTCATAGGCATCAATTGCATGGCCTGCAACAGCAATCACCATGTGCATAAATTCGTTGTCTGTGCCTGTTGAGTCTAGGTAAACAATAGAACCGCCAACCCTAGCGCGACCGTAAACCATTGTTCTTGTAGATGCAGGCTCTCTAACTGTCGTGGTAGTGCCAGACATTTGAGCGCCAATTGACGGGGTAGGCATAAGAGCGCGGGAAACCATTGATAACCCTGCGCCAACTGCAAAAGCCACACCGAATGAAGCTAATGCAGTTAATCCGTATATAGTGCCAACAGTCAAGGATATTGAAGCCCCTGCTGCCAATCCTGCTATTGCTGCAATTGCCATTTTATTTCCCTAGGAATTTGGAGTAAATGCGTTCTATTAAATCAAAGCCCATCCCAATCATTAAGCTATCAAATGGAATGTGGACTTTAGTATTAATCATCATCAAAGAAACGCCAGCTTCTCGGCAATGATTTTCCGCAAACTTGATCAATTTATAACCAGTCGCACCAGCTCTACTATCTGGCAACACAAACAAAACATCGTTATTAGCAAACAGATGATCTTGGTAATGGATGCTTTGGCTAACCATTAGAACAAAATACCCAACCAGCTCGCCATCATCCCTTGCAGTGAATATCCGAAGAATCCCAGCAGCATCAAGATTTGCGTATTCTTTCCAGTTAGGGTTTAACTTAATCTCGCCTTGGTTTAAGGCTACTAGCTCCCAGTGCTTATCAAGTAAAGGGATTAGCTCTGCCTTTACGTTTAACAGGCTTTCGTGAGCTATCTTGATCAACGGTTTGCCCTGTCGTACCTTCCTGAACCGCCAGAACTTGCCATCGAAGAAGGTGAAGCCCTGCCCCAGATAATCTCCTTCTCTTGTATCTTGGCTACGAACTCAAAACCTTTATCTGTGGGATGCTCAATCTTTTGATCTTCTGCTGTGTAGCGTCTAACTGCTGTGCGTTGGAATGCTATCAGCTTATTCTCAACCGTAACTGTAATCGTAGAAGTATCGCCAGAATCTGCAATTGTCATTATATCCATGAACCCGCTAAACAAGATAACTGGGCTTGCGATTAAATCACCGCTTCCATCAAATGCGCCAAGGCGAATGATTAGGGGCCTGCCTTGGTATGGCTCATCTCTGGCTAGTGTAAGCAAAGACTGCTTTATGCCACCTAGGGTTACAGTTGCGCCATTAGCGGTAAGCTCTGCGGTTTCACTGATTGACCCAATAGACAGTAAGTCACCAGCACCAAGATAGGTGTTGGAGTTATAGGTAAGATCACCCATCCCAGACCAAAGAAAAATGCTACCAGAACTGAACTCCATATCTACCAAATAAATTGGGCGTACTAGCTCGGCAGTAGCAACCGCCTGCATCTCTGTGCTTAATGTTCTGCTCATTAGATGGCCTCTGAAAAGGCAAGACTGAATCCGTATATAGAGGCTGCATCAGTAGACCAGCCTATATCGTTGCTCGATAAACGCCACAGGCTTTTTGGCAGGGTAAAATCTAATGCTGTACCGCTTGCCACTGCTGCTCGTAATGGAGGCTGAAAAGAAAGGTTGCCAGCACCAGCAGACTTGTCTGACGTAACCATGTAAAGATAGTCGCCTAATTGGAAATAAGTGCCAGCAGTAACAGCACTAGCACCAGCAGTAGTTGCCAACACTTCAGCCCTTACCGCAGTTGTACCAGATGTGGTACTTGTGGCTGTGCTTGTATGTAAAGGGTGTCCAAATGTGAACGTACCAGAGCGCCCTTTTAAGCCCACAATAAAAGCCTCGACTGATCGTGCCTCGTCATGCGTTAAAGGCGGTAGATTGACCTCTGCTTGCCATATAGCGCCTTGGTGGGCGTACACCTGTTGATCATAGGTAAACGGGGACTCTGTAACGGCAACAGTTCGTTTTAAACGTAGGCTGATTGATGTAATGCCTACGTTGGGGAAAGCTAATGGCATTTCTTATGCTCCGACTAATGACTTGCTGAACCCACCGCCACGCTGTCTAGCGTCTGCAACTGCACCTTTAGCGGCATTGGCAATTTGTGGCATCAGTGTAGCAATTTCTGCCCTGACTGTCTGCTGTACGCCAGTAGATACGTTAATGGTCTGGTTGACAGTAACACCACCGCCACCGCCCATTCTGCTATTCGGTACGATTGAGCCTTGAGAGTTAGGAATAAACAACTCTGGCCCGCGCTCACCAACCATATAGGGCGAACCGTTTTGAACAGAACCGCCAATTGCTCTAGGCTGCATTGGCCCAGCAGCGTTAAAATCAGTTGTGCTGGTTACACCACCAGTAATAGCACCACTTATAGCACCAAAAGCTGCATCAACAATATACTTTTGAATCAGCATCTTGATCAGGCTATCAACTACACTCTTAGCCATAGACTTCATCGCATCAGCGAAGTTTGCAGCGCCTGTTATACCTGCTGTCAAAGCGTCAGTCATACCATCTAAGCCTTGCTTAGTTAGGCTTTGTAGGTTTTCCTCCATTGATGGAAGGCTATCGCTCCAAGACTTAAAGCCAAGCTGTATGTCACTTACAGACTGCAATGCAGGAATAAAAGCGGTGGGAATAACATTAGAAACATCTAACAAAGACGTTTTCAATTTTTCAATGTCTTCGTTTAAACCGTCAGCCCAGCTTACCTTGCCGATAAGTGAGCTTCCGAGGTCTTGTGCTTCATTTCGCAAAGCAATAACTTCGTTAAGTCTAGCCTCTAATTTGTCTACTGCATCTAATTGCATTTGAACGGAAATATTAGGCATATTTTTAACGCCTTCTATCTTTTCTTTTAAATCTTTAATTTCTTCATTGTATTGAACTACATCTTTAAGCCCCACTCCAAATAGGTCTTTAATATTATTCTTGGTTTTTAAGGCTTCATTGTAGAGAATAATAAAACCATTGGTCATGGACTCAATGCCACTTAGTGCTACTTGTATACCAGTAAGTAAGTCAACAGCCAATGATCTAGCAAATGCCTCCACTCCACCTTTAACTTCTATAGACCTTTGCAAAAAGTTCGTAAAACTTTCAACAATTAGCTTTAAAGCAGGAGCAAATGCCGCCACAGTTTGATCTGTAACGCCTTTAAATAGACCTTGTAATTTAGTAAGTGAATCAACGGTATCTTCTACGCCTTTTGCAGCACTTCCAGACATTGCTAGACCTAGTGCTTTAGCCTCACCAAGCATTTCTTTCATCGCTTCGCTACCGCCTGAAAGCATGTTGACCAATGCCGCACCCTCAGAGTCAAACAGCTTAAACGCTAAAGCCAGTTTTTCAGCTTCATTCGTTTCTTTACCAAAAGCATCAGCCAAAGCAAGCATTCTTTCTTCAAGCGGCATGTTTACAAGCTCTCGTGCATTCAGACCAAGTTTTTTTATTGCCTCCTTTGCTTCTCCAGTTCCGTTTGCCGCTTCAGCAGTTCGTCTAGTAAACCGCTGTAAAGCCATATCCATCGTATTAGTTGCAACGCCAGTAAGATTAGCAGCATACCTTAAAGCGCCAAGAGCCTCAGTGGTTGTGCCAATCTTTGCAGCAGTCTTTGATAGGGAATCTGTTGCTAATAAAGATTGTCTTACGAGCAGTGTAAACGCTGCCCCAGCCAAAGCAGTTTTAAGATTAAGTACAGAGCCAGCTACAGCATTTATGCCTCTTCTTGCAGATTTCAAGCCCTTTGCTGTCTTGTCAAGCACACTAATTGCTATTTTAAAATTGCTATCAGCCATCTTTCTCACTCATTATATGGAAGTAGGCCAACCACTCGTTAAAGTGACTGACGGGCATCTGTTCCGCTTCTTCTATCGTAATGTGAAGGCGGTCAGCCAAGGAAAGCAGATTCATCCTTGACTGATCGCGTTTTAGTTTCCCGTTGCGTCCTCTACAGATTCAATCTCTGCAAACATCTGATTGGCAATTTCGGAAATGACATTAGTCTCTTCACCCATTAGGTCAATGCGATCCTCAGCAGATGAAAAGAGCTTAGAGCCGCCTTCATCTTCTGCCTTCATACAGATCAAATCTACCATTGCCCCAATGGTTGTATTGCTAAGAAAATTGGGGTGCTTCTTCTGTAACTGGTCTAGGTCGTAGCAGGTAATGCTTCTGCAATACAGTTTAAACGCTCCAGATTCGTCACCCCATGCAGGCACCACTACTTCTCGTGCCTGCAACTTTCTTCTACTTCTTAACTCTTTAGCTAATCCCATGGTTTATCCCCTTAGTTAATTAAACTTGTGCTTCAGTTACATCACCGCTGCACTGGATTGAAAAGCTGGCTTCTACCATGCCATCAAAAGAACCAGTGATAGCGCGAGAAGTTACAATGCCTGTGCCAGAGAAGTAAGTCTCTCCAGTGCCAGTGCCTGTAGGATAGATTTCAAAATCAATAGAAGCCCGCTCATCAAGAACTAGCTGCTGTGCGTCTGCCTCATCCCAGTAAACTTCTAGTGATACTGTATTTGTCTTCAACCCAGCTTTGTAGGAGCGCGAAACATCGCCCATAACTGAATCTTCAATTGTGTCTGCTGAACCGTCAAACGTGAAAGAACGTACTTCGCCTACCACGGCAACAGTCGTGCCTGAGACTTGTACTTTTACTACTCCAGATGCGCCTGTTTTAGTCGCCATGATAATTACCTTTTAATTTAAGTTTAAGTTGTGCCGCGAGTGTATTGGTACAAAACGCGAACTGTAATAATGATCCCGCCAATCGGGTCAATAGAACCTTCATCAATCTCGATATTAGTTATTTGCGTATCTAGGGCGTACCCACCACGCAAACGGTCAACATCAAGAGCTTCTTCAATTGCTTCAATAAGATTGTTGCGGGCTGAATCAATAACAGAGCCTTTAACATAGCAAATGAATTCATAATTTATGGTAGCCATACGTTGAGTAATGGAACCACCTATAGAGCTATCTTCTCTATCTTCTCCAGCACTGCGAACCAATATAGCTGGAAACTGTGCGCTGGATAACTTGTCAAAATCAAACGGCTCTCTGGTAACGTACTTAATCCCAACTGGCGCTGTTACAGCCCGCAAGGTAGTTACCAAATTGTTAGCAATGTTTTCTCTTACACTCATTTCAACGCCTTAAAGAATATCTTGCCCAGTTTCTTTTCTTCAGAACTATTAAACGCAAAGAAAGGTCTTTTCTTGTCATTCATAGCAGCTTTCTTAGACTCAGCAGCTCGGCTAAAGAATATCTCTGCTTGCTTGCTGTTAGCCTTAGTTGTCATAGACCCTAGCATCTGACCTGTGAACTGTAGATCAGGTATACTACCTCTACCATTACTTGATCTAAATGCTGCATACGTTTCACTGTAAGGCTTAAAGCTGCCTTTATAGCCAACGCCTTTGCTAGTTCTATCTTCAATAATATCAACGCCGGCTAGGGCGGTAATGGATAAAGCATTTTTAACGCTTGCAGATAATTCTTTGCCTTTCTTCTTTATTCGCTTGGCTATCTCTTTAG